GGAGAAATTGGTTTCGCGCTGGATACACGTCAAGTGTTCATCGGCGCCGATCCCGATGATGCTACCAGCGGCGGCTATAATAAAATTAGTGTTTTTGAGACTACAGTTAACGCTAAAGATATCACCATCAGTATTGCTAATAACCAATTAATTGCGTTTACAGTACCATTTAAGAAATTTCCTAAAACAACATTATCAGCAACCAACCAACTGCAATGGAGTACAACTTCCAATACATATGTTGGTTCAGGACAGCCTGTATTTTCTAATAATATCACATTGGGTGTTAGTAACGCAACTGGTATTACTAGCACGGTAACTAATACAGCCTTCTCAGCCGACGATATACAGGTGTTAAAAAATGGTGTATTATTAATTGGCGATAGTGGTAATACAACACCTTCGTCAACTGCTGATTTTAGTTTTGCTGCCAACCGCGCAGCCAGCAATACACATATACTAACTCTAAGAACCGCGGCATCTTCCACAGACGAGATTGCTATTTGTTATTACAGCAATACTGCTATCATTGATGCTCTTTCAAATGCTACTGTGATTTATCCTGGTACTACTATTCAAAGTTTTTATACAACATATAATATACCTACCTATAGACAAATACCGGATGATCTAATTACACTAAGTCCAACAACAGGGCACGGACTAATTGGTCTAGAGTACAAACATATTTCTGTTACTGCTGATAGCTATGAAAATATTTCTTCGCCGTCATCAGTTACACTAGGTAACTTGTTGTTAAGTAGATTAGACGCTGTTGAATCAACAACTACAACAGTTGATGAAGTAAGTAATAATACCATTACATTTAGCGTTCCAGTTACTCATACATATAATGTAAGCGGACTTTACAATCATGTTTATGTAACAAACCCAACTAATACAGATGTTTATCTACATGGAAAATTATTTGCATTAACAGAGGCCACAGCAAATACAATCACTGTTGATATTCCTTCAAACGCATTTGTAACTTCCAGATCTGTTACAGCATCTGTACAAGGTGCTGGAAATTTAATTCTAACTGGCAACGCAGAAGGCATTTCAGCTAACTCTACTGTATATATTATAGGCAACGCAAACAGTAATATTGCTGGCAATACATTTACTGTATTATCATCAAACAGCACAGCATTTGTAGCAAATATTGGTAACGTAAGTTTGTTTAATTCTTCAATTGATAGCAATATTAGTTTTGTTGGTCATGATAATTATGGAAATGTAATTGTATATAGCCAAGCACACGGCCACCCAGCTAATTCTACAATTAAAGTTACCGGGTCGTCAAACGTATCTCAATTATCAAATACAAGTTATGTAGCTAAAACAGTAACCGCTAATACAATTGTATTAGGTAATACAACTGCCAACGTAAAAAGTGTTACTGGATATATACAACCAGATCTTGCTAACAGCTATTCATCAAACTATATTACTCCTGTGTTAGCAATTGATTTGAGCGGAGATACCACAGTCACTGATGCGCTTGCTACAGTAAATGAAATTGATGCATGGCCATCACTAAACTTTATTCCAGGATCATCACAGAGAATATATCTAACTCATAGAAATGCATATACCAGCGTTGGCTTTGATTTTATGGTTCATGAAGATCCAACAACACCAACTGCAAGTGTTCTAAAATTAACTGAAGGCGAGTATACAGTTGACACTACAGTTAAGGCTAAACTTGAAAAATGGATGAATAGCATTATTGAATCGGATGATGTAAATCTGTTTACTTCAGTAATGGTTGGTGCACCATATGCAGCCTCAGGAATTGACAGCATTGACAGCTATGTATTAGACATTGACAATACCTATGATGAAATTTCTTTTAGTAGCAGAGAAGAAGCCAGAGACTTCAATAAAACAGTTAATAATTTATACTTTGAAAAAACCAGTAATGATATAAAGGGTCTTGTAAACCTTAAAACAAATATTGAATTGCAAACAAAAACTGCGGCAGTGGTTGGTGATAAAACAGTATCGTATACTGAAATGAATACAGCTACTATTCCTGCCGGCGGCGGCACAGTTACCGGTATGACACAGAGTATAAATGTATATAATACATACCTAATAGATTATTCTATCGCAGAAGCAAGTAGTGTAACCGCAGCCGGTGAAAATTATCAACGTGTTGGTACGATGTATATTAGTGCTAGAGATGATTTTGGCGCTAATGGAGATGTACTCTTCCACGACGTTTCATCGGAAATGCTTGATACTGGATTAACAGGAAATGTTTCATTTAGTGTTTCATTAGTAAGTAATCAGATCGTATTCACCGCGCTAAATAATGTTAACAGAGATCTTACTGTTAAATATCTAATTAGACGCTGGTCATCTGATAACAATTGATAAGGCATTATGTTTACCAAAACCCAAAGTCCGGCTGCTAGATTAGCAGCCTGGAGAACCTTTAGACAACATTTTCCAAACGACGGAACAGCCAATGATGTAGTAGAGGCTTTTGCTAATGTTACATTAACAACACGATACATAGATTATTATACACCACAGAATTGGTTAGATGTTTTTGAAATAGTTAAAAATGGATATTTTTGCCAAAGTGGCCTAACCTTGGTTATTGCATCCACATTGGTCCACCTCAACATCATAAAAAGTCCTGTGCTATACTTTGATGTGGTAAGTAATCATATCACAGGCGCCGACGGGCTAGTATTCCGAGATAATGGTAAATGCTACAATTTTCTTCCAGGTGAAATTGTAGAAGATAGTTTTGCGGCCGCCAATTCAACAAAGTTTACTGAGCACATTATAACTCCAGATAAACTTTGTTGTTGACATGATAAGTATTATCATCTATAATAAAAACACAACAAGTATATCACAGGATGCATATGTCAAGATCTATTCTAATAACAAAAAGAAACGGTAGCAAAGAAGAACTAAATTTAGATAAGTTACATAAAGTAGTCTTTTATGCATGCGATGGAATAACAGGGGTAAGCCCAAGTGAAGTTGAAATTAAAAGTCACATTCAATTTTACAATGGCATAACAAGTAGTGATATCCAAGAAACACTGATTAAGAGTGCAGCCGATCTTATCAGCGAAGAAACTCCAAATTATCAATATGTTGCTGGTAGATTGATTAACTATCATCTACGTAAGCATGTCTACGGAGAATTCAATCCTCCGCATTTACTTTCTATTATTAAAACAAATATCAATAAAGGATTCTACGATAAAGAAATCCTAGAACTCTACACAGAAGAAGAAATTGATGACTTGAATACTTATATCAAACACGACAGAGATAACCTGCTGACCTATGCAGCCATGGAACAGTTCCGCGGCAAATATCTTGTACAGAATCGTGCAAATAAGCAAATCTTTGAAAGTCCTCAAGTTGCATACATGATGATCGCTGCCACACTATTTGGACGCTATCCCAAAGATACTCGTATGCAGTATGTTAAAGATTTCTACGACTCTACAAGTACATTTGATATTAGCTTGCCAACACCAATCATGGCAGGCGTGAGGACGCCACAGCGTCAATTCAGTAGCTGTGTGCTGATTGAAACTGATGATAGCTTAGATAGTATTAATGCAACTGCAAGTTCAATCGTTAAGTATGTATCTCAAAAAGCTGGCATTGGCATTGGAGCCGGTCGCATTAGGGCTATTGGCTCTCCCATTCGCAATGGCGATGCCAGCCACACTGGCGTTATACCTTTTTATAAGCATTTCCAAAGCGCAGTCAAGAGCTGTTCACAAGGCGGTGTCCGAGGAGGAGCCGCAACACTTTATTATCCAATTTGGCATCTAGAAGTAGAAGATTTGTTGGTATTAAAGAACAATAAAGGTACAGAAGACAACCGTGTACGTCACATGGATTACGGTGTTCAATTCAACAAATTAATGTACGAGCGTTTGTTAACAGGTGCCGATATTACACTATTTTCTCCGCACGACGTTCCTGGACTCTATGATGCGTTCTTTGCTGACCAAGATAAATTTCGTGATTTGTATGAAACTGCTGAACGCAATACACGTATTCGTAAGAAAACAATTAAAGCAGTTGACTTGTTTAGTGCATTCGTCACAGAACGTAAAGATACAGGACGCATATATCTAATGAATGTTGACCATGCTAATAGTCACGGTGCATTTAAAGAAGATGTGGCTCCAATTCATCAAAGCAACCTATGTTGTGAAATTAACTTGCCCACTAAACCTTTGAAGGATATCAATGATCCTGATGGTGAAATAAGTCTTTGTACTCTAAGTGCTATTAACTGGGGCAATATTAAAAGTCCTGCAGACTTTGAAAAGCCCTGCGAGCTTGCTGTCCGTGCATTAGATGCTTTGCTTGATTATCAAAGTTATCCTGTGATAGCGGCAAGATTGAGTACAGAAAATCGTCGTCCATTGGGTGTAGGCATTATTAATTTTGCATACTGGTTAGCAAAAAATGACACAAACTATCAGAACCCAAACTTAGACTTAGTTGATGAGTGGGCTGAAGCATGGAGTTATTATCTAATCAAGGCTAGCGTTAAACTAGCACAGGAGAAGGGCGCATGCCCCAAGAGTAACGAAACTAAGTACAGTGATGGCGTAACACCTAACATGACCTACAAGAAAGAAATTGATGATCTTGTAAAGCACAAAGAACGAATGGATTGGAAGTCTTTGCGTAAGGACCTTAAGGAATATGGTATTCGTAACAGTACGCTAATGGCGCTAATGCCGGCAGAAACAAGTGCTCAAATTTCAAATAGTACTAACGGTATTGAACCTCCACGTAGTTATGTAAGTATTAAGCAAAGCAAGGATGGTGTGTTAAAACAGGTTGTTCCTGAATACCGTCGTCTAAAAAACAAATATGACCTGTTATGGGATCAAAAGAGTCCGGAAGGCTATTTAAAGATTTGTGCAGTATTACAAAAATACATTGACCAGGGTATTAGTGTTAACACCAGTTACAATCCACAATTCTTTGACGATGAAAAAATTCCAATGAGCTTGTTACTACAACATATAATTATGTTCTACAAATTTGGCGGTAAGCAACTTTACTATAACAACACCTATGACGGACAAGGAGAAGTTGATGTTGAAAAACTATCTACTCCAGTTTCTCAGACAGAAATCCTCAGTGATACTAGCGGTGGGGACGATGATTGCGATAGCTGTAAAATTTAATCGAGGCACAATTTATGACTTACTCAGTTTTCAATTCCCATAATCGCAAGGACCATACCACTGCAACAATGTTTTTAGACGCAGGCGGTACGGTTACAATGCAACGTTACGATACATTAAAGTATCGTCAATTTGACAAATTAACCGATAAACAATTAGGTTTCTTTTGGCGCCCAGAAGAAGTTGATATTCTACGAGATGCCAAAGACTTCAAAGACCTCACTGAGCATGAGCAACATATTTTTACCAGCAATCTAAAACGTCAAATATTATTAGACAGCGTACAAGGGCGTAGTCCTAACGTAGCATTATTACCTATTGTTAGTCTTCCAGAAGTTGAAACATGGGTTGAAACATGGGCATTCAGCGAAACAATTCACAGTCGCAGTTACACTCATATTATTCGTAACATCTACGCCGACCCAAGTAAAATATTTGATGAAATGATGGATATGCGTGAGATCGTTAGTTGCGCCGACAGCATTAGCAAAAATTATGATAAACTCATTGAACTATCAAGTTGGTATAATTTATTAGGCGAAGGTGAGCATACTGTTAATGGTAAAAAAATTAAAGTTGATTTATACGACCTTAAAAAACAAATTTGGTTATGTTTGATGAGCGTTAACATTCTTGAAGGTGTTCGTTTTTATGTTAGTTTTGCCTGTAGTTGGGCCTTTGCTGAACTAAAGAAAATGGAAGGTAACGCTAAAATTATTAAATTAATTGCCCGAGACGAAAATGTACACTTGGCTAGTACGCAACATATGCTAAAAGTTTTGCCACAAGACGATCCCGACTTTATTCGTATAGCAGAGGAAACAAAGGGAGCATGTCTAGAAATGTTTATGGACGCAGTTCAGCAAGAAAAGGATTGGGCAGATTACCTATTTCGTGACGGATCAATGATTGGTCTTAATGCTGAATTATTAAAACAATATGTTGAATGGATTGCCGCAAAGCGTATGCGTTCTGTGGGCATCGATGCACCTTACAAAGTAGCTGGTACCAATCCTTTGCCATGGACACAAAAATGGATCAGCGGTAGCGAAGTACAGGTAGCGCCACAAGAAACTGAAATCAGTAGTTATGTAATTGGCGGTACAAAACAAGATATTACAGAAAACACATTTGCGGGAATGTCACTATGAGTTTAACAATTTACACTAAAAATAACTGTGGCTACTGCATACAGGCTAAAACTCTATTAAAAAATAACAACATACCATTTGAAGAAATAAACATTGAAAATGATACAGCCGCCAGAGAATTTGTTGTAGCAGAAGGCCACAGAACTATGCCGCAGATTTATCATAATGGTAAATTATTTGTAGAAGGTGGTTTCACCGGACTTAAAAATTTAGGTGTTGGTACCATCAAAGAAAGAATTGAAAGCAAAGTTGATGTGGGACAACTTGGCACACTTTAACACACAGGACAATATATGTATTATCTAGACGATTTACTATCTAAAGTAGTAACAATTAAAACACAAAAAGGCGAAGAATTCATAGGACGGTTGATTGGGATCGATAAAAAGAAATCAGTTATTACTGTGTCTAATCCTAAGATCGTTGTTATTGCAGGTCAAGATGTAGCTTTGATTCCTTTTGCGCTAACAGCTAAAACAGAAATGGTCTTTATGCAAACTGATCAATTGCTAACAGTATTAGAAACTATGGAATCATCTGCAGAAGATTATACCAAAATGATTGATATTGAAACAGAGCTAGCACAAACAGCTAAGTTTGCTGAAGAAGAAATTGCTAAAGCTAATAAAGAAACTGAAGAAGTAGTATAAATAAAGTTATGCCAGGCGCAGCTAGAGTAGGAGTAGATTTAGCATCAGCAGGATTGATTACCGGTCCTGGATCACCTACGGTTTGGATCAACAACAAACCTGCTAGTATAGTAGGCGATACAGTTGCACCACACGGCGAACCACCACATACTACTCCTGTTATAATCAGTGGTAGCGGCACAGTATGGATCAATGGAAGGCCGTCAACTGTACAAGCCATAAGCGCAGCCAGTTGCGGTCATGCTGTATCTACCGGCTCAACTACTGTATTTATAGGGCCATAATGGCCAAATTGATTTCTGTAAAAGGACCTCATGCCCGCGGTCCTATGGATAATATTCGCGTACAATGGAACATGGGCAATCAATGTAATTTTGAATGTGCATATTGCCCAAGCATTTTACATGACGGCAGTAGGCCATGGCTTGATTTAGATATCTATTTAAAAACAGTAGAAAAAATATGTTCACACTATAATGCATTAAACAAGCGTGTTGACTTTGAAATTATTGGTGGCGAAGTCACCGTAATGCGCGGCTTTGAAGATATCATACGTAAGATATCTGAATACCATACACATAGTGTAGTTTTTACTAATGCTAGTAGAACTGTTAATTGGTGGAGTAAAGCCAAAGATTATCTAGATGGTGTTGTCATTACTTGGCATCCGTTGAGCATGAGCAAAGAACATCTTGTTAATGTAATAAACGAAATCAAGCATGATGTTACCATTGACATAAACATAGCAGGTGTTGCTGGCCAAGTAGAACAGCTAGGACAAGACGTTGAAGATTTGCGTAATTTGTTCCTAGACTGTGAACGCAATCGCTATGATAATGTAAGTATATGTGTTAAAACCATGTATGCTAAACTGCTAGGCCGCAATAGCAAACAAGAAACATATTGGCCCTATACAGAAGAAGAACTAGAAATTTTACGTAGGCCAGGCATTAAACCTAGACCTTGTCCACCACCGGATCCAAATGCATCACAGCCTCCTCCACCGGATCCTACCGCATGGATGACTGAATTTTTATACGATGATGGAACAGCAAAATATGTGCAAAGTCATCAAATTATAAATGAAGGGTTAAATTCTTTTAAAGGAATGCGCTGCCACTTAGGATTTGAAAGTGTAAACATAGATGCCAGCGGCGATATTTATAGTAGCTGGTGCGGCGCCAAGCATTTTGGCAATATATCAAATTTAGATAGCTGGGGACTACCATTAACTGAAACTGAATGCCCTTACGAATTTTGTAATAATATATCAGACATCGCTATCACAAAAACGCTTTAGTCCTTTTTCTCTTATACCTATCAGTGCTGTATTAACCCTAATAGCATAATTGTCCCTCTCGGCAAATGATTTATTCTTAGAAATTACAAGTTTGCTTACATAAGATATATCATTTAAATCTCTTATGTACCAATCACAGCATAAAGCATTACTAAAGATTGTCATTATTTCGGTACTATCAAACAAATGACCAGTAACACTTATAGCAGGCATATCTATTTCAAAAGTTATATCATCTTTAATATGCCTTGCAACTACCGGCTCATTTAAAAAAGATTCTCCGTTGACATCTTTCAAAAAGACTATTAGAGTTTTAAAATTATTAAGAGATTTATTTAACGACGAATCATATAAATTTATATCGTACTCGCTGACAGAATATACATCATAAAGCCAGTGCCCTTTTTCATCAAGAATACTTGCTGAATCTTCTGTTAATTTTCTGCCCGGCGTCAAACTTATTTCATTGTTTGGGAATTGTTGTTTAATTTTTTCTACTTCTAGAATATTATGTCTGTACATATAAAACTCTAGAACAGCTTTTTTACCTAAGTTTTGTATATTTTTAAAAACAGTTTTAGGATCTGAATTTAAAAATGTTTTTGAATAAGATTCAAAACCATCAATCATCACGTACAATGTCAAATTAGGTACTTCTAATATTTGTTGCATAAGGTTATCGTCATCAATATTCAAATATGTAAACATAATGCAATTCTTGTTAGAATCCTTAATTAGTGATAAAATGTCACTGATATGAGGATGGCACAAAGGATCACCATAAACAGATCTAAAAAATATTTGATTGTAGGTGTCTAGTGTTTTTTTAATAGTGTTCAAGTCTAGATCTAAATCTGGATAATCTCTTTTGCCAAACCTATGCTGTATCCATTGTCCTTGTGCCGACAGTGGATTGTAGACTGAATTTTTAGTAGTTATATCTAGAGTAATCATAAAAAAGCCGCACAGTATTTAGTGCGGCTTTTAGGGATAATCAAAACTAATTGATTATTTTTGTGCGTTTGGTGCAACTTGGAAGCTAACTACTGGATCATATGCACCAGCATCTGCGTCATAATAATACTGATCTGCATCTGCTAAATCGCTGGCACTTGTAGTATATATACCAATGCTGAATTCCTCAACTTTGGTTACATTATTCACTTTACCTTTAATAGCAAATACAAATGTACCAGGTAAATGCTGTGCCGGTGCACTGGCAGTATCAATACTTACTACACCGGTTGCTGTATCAAACGACGCCCATGGTGGTAATGGAGCAAAGTCTAAGGCAGAAACTTCAGTAGCAGCTGGATTAAGTCCTAGGTTAACTGTAGTTGTCTGTCCGGATTGTAATGTTGCAATTCTACCTGATGGATGTGTGGTTAGATAATCTTCAAGCATTGTATCAAATGTTACAACAGATTTGTTTACACCCGAATAATCAACACCTGCTGATAATGCAGTAAACGATAGTGCTGATGCACCAATAATATGACCTTCTTGTAACAGACTATCTTTGATTTGGTCGGCTGTATAAGCAGGCGACTTTGTAATATGTTGTGCTACAACACCAGCAGTAACACCTGTTGCAATACTAGTACCTGTTGCAAAAATATAAGATGTGTCTGATCCTCTAGATGCTGCATTCACCGCAACGCCCATTGCAAAAATATCAAGTTCTGCGCCGTAGTTGTTAAATGTAGTTTGTGGATTTGAACCGTCCCAGGGCATATTGGTAAAGCTACCAACCGTCCAATTATTGTCATAAGCACCAACAGTGATAACATTTTTTAAACCTGCTGGACTATAATTAGCTACATCGTCGCCATTGTTACCAGCCGCACAAACTACCACTAAGTTGGCCGCGTTTAACGCAGACACAGACTGGTCAATAAATGCGTTTCTTGTTGCGACCCATGGTAAACAAACTACCTTAACTTGGGATGGGTTATTAGCTTGGTGGTGTGCTAGAACTGCGTCTAATGCGCCTACAATTTCAGCTACAGTAATATTATCAGCAGCTGAATTAAATAATTTAACATTATGTAATGTAGCATCTTTGGCAGCGCCTAAATCCTTACCAACAATCAAACTACCTACGGTTGTTCCGTGTCCGGTTGTATCATTGTAGTCATCTATGCTAGGATCGTTATCAAAGTTTGTATATAAATTATTGATTGCAGCTTCAGCAAATTGTTCGTGGGTGTGTCTTAAACCTGTATCAATTAAGTATACGTGTTGACCTGCACCGCGGTTCGCTGGATTATATGATGACGGGACTTCTAGCTGTGTATTATAACCCTTATCAACTAGAGTCATTCTCAAATGCTCGTCATTAACAACTTGCAACGATATAGACACTGATTTACCAGCTTCTTCGCTGTGTAGTACGCCGGCTAGACTGTTTTTCTGTTCTAGCGTAGCTTCAATTTCGTAGGTTAAATTTAGGTTGAACTCTTTTTCAACGCTTGCCCCAACTGCAACAATAGCTGCCTGTGCTGCCGCACTATCGGCATAAGTAACAGGGTTTAGTGTAACAATATATCTAGCCATTTGAGCTCCAAAATATGCAATTTTTCTTGCTGTTTAGTTATAAGTATTTATCAGATCACAACAGGATTTTAAGATTAAATGAAACTCTCTCTTACACAAATTGGTAACCCACCGTCGATAGTATGTGATTACTCTACATCTAGCATCGTAACATATTACAAACAATCAAAGCTGAGTTTGTTTGATCACTGGGATAATATGTTTGATAAACAAGTTCAATATCAGTTTTGTCTAAGTGGCGGGATTGACAGTCAATTTTCCTGTTATGTTATGCGCAAGCTGGGTTTAAAGTTTGATATTGTTATCTGGGAATATTTATGGGACGGGATCACTGTAAATTCCCACGATGTTATGGTAGCGCAAAAATATGCAAATAATTTTTCATTGCCCTATACTATAGAAAGTTTTGATCTTAAAGAATTTTTAAACAGCGAGGAATGTGTTGAACTAGCCCTGAAGTACAGAACAAATAGTCCGCAAATAGCTGTTCACATGAAATTACTTGAAATAGCATCTTCTAGATATGATTCTTTTGTACTAGGCGGTGATGTACCTGTTCTTCAGTATTCTAGTAAATCACAAACAGCAGGTACTGCATTAAATATGTCCAAAGGATTATTAGTCCAAGCATTGCTTGCATATTATAATTTTGGATTGATTAATAACAAGCAAGTTATAAAAGACCTTTTTAGAATGTCTGATGAGACTATGTTTTTATCGGTTAAACAAAACATAGATGTTGTAGAGAAATTTAATGTTTATTTTGACGATAGCGAATGGAAAAAATCTTCTAATATGAAATATAAATCATATTATTATCAAAGCCTGGGCGCAGACAATTTATATCCAATGATAAAAAGCACAGGCTTTGAAACATTAAAGAAAATGCTAGCTGAGGAAACAGGTGTTTATAATCAGTTTGATGTACAGTATCGTTATCCAGTTGAAGAAGCATTTTACGGCACTAGCTGGGGGTCAAATTTAAGTGCGAAAAATCCAGGGGATATGCAGGTTGGAAAATTAGGTCAAGTACTTAAAGATTTTAAAACCACAGTTGAAACTGTTAAACCTAAAAATTGTAATTTATACAGATTGGACGATTTTTAAGGTTGACATACCAAAAATTGTAGCGTATAATAACACAATGAATGCTGAAATTGTTGATATGCTCACTCGGCTTGCTGTAGAGAATCCGGGGGTACGCAATCGCTTTAAGTTGGCTGCTGGTATCGTTTATCGCAACCATCTTATTGCGACCGGTGTAAACAGTTATAAGACGCATCCGCTGATGTTACAGTTTGGTAAAAATTCGGAAGCACTTTTTATCCATGCTGAAATTGATGCCATCAAAAATGCGCTACGATTGATTACACAGGATCAACTAGCTAAGTGTGATATGTATGTGGTACGTGTTAAGCGTCCCGACAACGATCTAAAAAATTGGCGGCATGCCATGGCTAGGCCTTGTTCGGGCTGTCAGCGAGCAATTATTTCGTTTGGGCTTAAGAACATCTACTACACCACAGAAGATTGCAACGGGCCTATAGCTCATGATTGGTTAGAGCAGCGGACTCATAATCCGTTGGTGCTAGGTTCGACTCCTAGTGGGCCCACCATTAAACACGAAGTCTATAGTTAACTATGGGCTTCAAATTTGAAGATTTACAGCCGCATGTGGAAATGCTCTGCGATGCACTAGCAAATCGTGGGTCTAGTTCATCAGGTATGCCGCACGAAGCACTACCTGTATCGGCTGAAAAATATAGGGTTTTATTGGACGCTGTGAGAAAAAAACAGTTGACAATGGACCAGCTAAATAGTAAACTACATGAATTAAACAAAGATACGCTCATGACTGTTAATACTCATCGAATACGAAATCTAGTGGAAGCACTAGAAATATACTTTAGAAAAGAACTTCTAAAGTAAAAAACGTGCCTCGGTAGTTTAACGGTAAAACAGCGGATTTATATCCCGTGTGCAACAGATAATTGGCCAATGTGGGTTCGACTCCCGCCCGAGGTACCATTAAATTTAGATAAATAATAGAGAAGGAACACTAAACTTAAAAACCCAGTTTAAAGGTGGCACCAATGCTCTCAGTAAAAGTGAAAGGGTTGCGTGGCGGTAAACCGTACAGCGAATCTATAGCTGAAAATATTCACGACGCTGTTAATATAATGGCAAAGAAGTTAGCATTAAACTATCACAAAGGTGTAATTAATGTTAGGCTTGGTAGACAAAACAATCAATGGATTGGTGGTGATGCAGCCGGAACATGTATAGGCGAGTATAAAAACGGTTCGTGGACCATTGATATTGTGTTAGCTCGTAGAAAACGTTTTGGTTTGATGTTGAGAGTTCTTGCACACGAAATGATACATGCCAAACAATATCTTAAAAAAGATCTAACTGTAAAAGAAAACAAAGATGCTTGGAAGGGTAAGATCTGGACAGCTCGTAAAAAAGCAGACCCATATTATGACAGCCCATGGGAAAAAGAAGCATTTGGTAAAGAGCTTGCGTTAGCTCGTTATTGTAAAAAACGTATGGGATTGAAGAATGAAGACTTATCTCGTTGAAGATCTGTTTACTGATTTACCAGATGATCCAGATCATGTGCTGTTTACTATACCCCCAGAAATGATTTTAGAGACTGGCTGGAAAGAAGGTGATACACTTTCAGTTGAAGTGAAAGATGGTGTATTATATCTTTCTAAGGTTGACAGTAAATAAAATAAGTTGTATATTATAAGATAACATGAAGGTTATCTATGAGTTCTATTGGTCTCTTCCCAATCTTGGTATGTGATTACGATTATCCCGATCATGACGCATTCAAGAAAACATTTTTTTCTAACATAGAAAAGTATATTACCCCGTTTGACGGTGGAACCCAAGATGAATCGGGCACCGTTGTGCTACATCTAAACAAAGAGCTACAACCTTTCTATACATTTGTAGCTACATGCGCAAAAGATTATGTAAAAGAATTAGGCGTTGATCCAAGCGAGTGGGCTTACCATCTTGTAAAGTCGTGGTGGAATGCCAATGAAAAATCTAACATTCCAGAGCATGACCACAGCGATGCTCATATTTCTTTTGTATATTATTTAAATGCCCCGCCACAATCAAACAAATTGGTTTTCATGCCACAGCATTATCATCCCAACGATTTAACAAACGGATTGTTTCAAGACAACTATGCGGGCGAGACTACTATATTAAATCGTAATCAATATAATTCCTCGCCAGCGTTTGACGCACTAGAAGGTAACCTTATTATTTTTCCTGGAAGACTTAAACACGCAACTATATCATTGACTTCGCCAATGGAAGTTGACGATACTACACGCGACCCTAAAATACTTAAACAACGTCGCATTAGCATCTCTGGAGATTTTCTAATGACATTTAAGGATCCTAACAATCGTAGGTCGCTGGGACTGCAACCAATGGCTAACTGGATACGTTTTGTATAATGAAGTTTCTTGTTGTTGATAATGTGTTGTCAGATGATGAACTTGACAAAACTAAAAGATTTTTTCAAGATCTTGATTACGGTAATACAATCTGGATTGATAAGCATCAACTAGTTGAATTTCCTTTACAAAAGTTGCTTGATCTAGTTGGTCAAACATTTGACTTAACAAGTATGGTTGGTTGCGAATGCTGGTCGCACGTTAACACTGGCGCAGGATGGCATGTGGACAAAGATGAATTAGCATGGACAGATCGTCAAGAATTAAAATATCCTATATGTAGTATTGTTTACTATCCTCATATAAAAAATATGCAAGGTGGTAAGTTTATGACTAAAACACATTTGGCGTTACCAGTACCAAATAGATTATTAGCATTTTCTCCTGGACTTTATCATAGTGTGGAAAAGTTTATGGGCGAACGAATGAGCTGTGCTATTAATCCATGGTCATATAAATTGTAAGTATAAATAGTTTTATCAGTTGTTGACAGCTGACATTAAAGGCGGCAAGACCCCGGGGCAGTACCGGGCAGGTCCACCATAAACACATTGGACTGGGAGTATTTTGTAAAAAGACCTCTGGTGTGTTTATGATGGGCCTGAACTAGGATCGATTGACGTAATAGGAATGCCGAGACTGATTGACTGGCAAAGTGCCAAACAAAGTAACTGCAAACGATAATTTTGCATATGAGGAACTAGCCCTAGCGGCATGATTCTTCGGGGTAGGAAATACCTAGCAACAGAAAACACCAATAGGAGCCTTTGGGCTCCTATTTTTTTGTCAACTAAATCTCTGGCTAAGGCGTTATATGTATAGCAGGAATAGTTCTTGCTAGTTTCAAATCAAAGGAGATTACTATGAAACAACTTATCGCTATCGTTGCATCAATGTTCGCATTAACAGCTTTCGCCGCAGAACCAGCTAAGAAAGAAGAAGCTAAACCAGCAGCCGCAGCACCAGCTAAAAAGGAAGAAAAGAAAGCTGATGCCAAGCCTGCTAAAAGTGAGCCTGCTAAGGCAGACGCACCCAAAGCCGAAGCTGCTAAGAAGTAATCCTCTTAGATACAGTTTAATCAGACTTGATGGTCAAGATCCGTGCGATGTAGCCGTTGACGACGAAGATATTTATGTTGGGTATAGACGTCCTGTCTTAGTTGAATGCAATAAGAATTGTGAGCATGATGATATAAGTGATCATGCTAAATTTAGACTATGGTTGGCTCGACAACTAGCATTAAAAAGGTTTCGTGAAAATCAAGTAGCATAATAAAGCCCCGCAAGGGGCTTTTTCTATAATAGAATAAAACTATGTTTTTCTTTTACCTAATTAAGTATAAATATTTACATGTATGATAATGTGGGACCAAAAATGTCAAATAAAACACCATATGAAATTCGTTTGGATTTAGTTAAAGAAGCAAAGGAAATTCTGCAGGCTCGCGCTAAAAATCACGAAGATATGCCTAGCACTGAAGAAGTAATCAAGGAAGCTGAAAAACTCAACGAGTTTGTAAGCAAAAAGCCGCACGAAGGCAGATAATAATTAAAGATTTAAATAGGCTCTTTGAGCCTATTTTCTTGACTTTAAAATCAACATCAATTTGAATAAATATAACAATAACACCAACAGGAAGGAAACACAATGGCTACTAAATTAACTGAACACTTCACAGTTGAAGAGCTAACCGCGAGCCCAACAGCTAAAGCTAAAGGCATACCAAATACCCCTACACCAGAACATCTAGAAAATATGAAATATGTTTGCGAAAAAATTCTAGAACCAGTACGCACTCATTTTGGAAAAGCAGTAACTATTAATTCAAGCTATCGTTGCCCTGCACTTAACAAAGCAGTTGGTGGCTCAACAACAAGTCAGCACGTGAACGGCGAAGCTGTTGACTTTGAAATCCAAGGCATATCAAATAAAGTAGTTGCTGACTGGGTAAGCGAAAACCTAGAATTTGACCAAGTTATCCTAGAGTTTTATGTCGAAGGTGACAAAAACTCAGGTTGGGTACACGCTTCTATCAAGAAAGGTGGCGGTAACCGCAAGCAAAAACTAATTGCTAAAAAGGACGGTACTTCAACCAAGTATGTACCAACTAACGATTTTGATCCTACCAATGCATGGAAGGACCTATAAGGAGCACACATGTCAGTAAAAATTCTACAAGAAAAGGTTGGCGCTACATCGGATGGCGCATGGGGACCTGGCACACTAAAGGCTGCACAAGCATTTTACAAGCTAAGTGATGCGAGAGCAGCACACTTTTTTGCACAATGCGCCCACGAATCAGGTGGATTTAAAACATTCAACGAAAACCTAAACTATGGCGCACAAGGTCTATTAGGCATCTTTAAAAAGTATTTTCCTGATGCAGCCACAGCCGCTAAGTATGAGCGTAAGCCAGAAATGATTGCTAACCGTGTTTACGGTGGACGCATGGGCAACGGTGATGAAAAGAGTGGTGACGGATACAAGTATCGTGGTCGTGGTGCTATTCAGTTAACTGGTAAAAGCAACTATGAAGCATTTGCTAAGTATCAGGGCGATCCTGAAATTGTAACAAATCCAGATGTTGTTGCTACCAAGTATGCGTTTGAAAGTGCAATGTTCTTCTTTGAAACAAACAAGCTATGGGCTATCTGTGATAAAGGCGTTAACGATGCAGCTATCCTAGAGCTCACAAAACGTATTAACGGTGGTACCCATGGTTTAGACGATCGTGCTGAAAAGACCAAAAAGTATGCTAGCTGGTTAGCATAACTAAACAAACAAAAAGAAAATAGGGCCTCCGGGTCCTATTTTTTTGACTAAAATTTGCCAGTTTTCATGTGCGTATTTTTGTAGAGCAATAAATACATATAGAGTGCTTTACAATTTGCTCTACCTAATGAGGATATAATGACGGCAGCATGTTTTACCTGTCTGAACTGCGGGAAAATTAATCCTGTTAAAGGACACAGTTATACTAACAAATATTGTAATAATAGTTGTCAACAACAACATCGCAGTAGATTATTAGTAACTGAGTGGAAACAACATAAAGGCGAAACTGCATGGCGTCAAGTTCCTGAGTGGGTTAAAAAGTATCTCATTGAACAGCGTGGTTATCGTTGTGAAGAATGTTTAAATGAAATGCACAATGGATCAAGTATTCCATTAGTTGTGGATTATCGCGACAACAACAGTCATAACAATGCTGAAGAAAATTTAAAACTGATTTGTCCAAATTGTAGATCACAAAAATAAGGAGATTTAAAATGAAAACAGTAGGCGATGTAGTAACAAGTTTTGCAGTAACAGGAGTGAAACCTGGTGCGTTAACACCAGATGGTGCTTTTGAAACATTAACAGACAAGAGCTTTGAAGGCAAATGGAAGGTCATTGTGTTCTATCCAAAGGATTTTACTTTTGTATGCCCAACAGAAATTGTAGCATATGACAAGCTAAACAACGACTTTGCAGATCGCGATGCGGTACTACTAGTTGGCAGCACAGACAATGAGTTTTGTAAGTTAGCCTGGCGTACACATCATGAAGACCTTAAGAAAACCAATAGCTGGATGTTTGCAGATGTTGCTCGTGATGGCAACAGCCTCGCAGAACAGCTAGGTATCTTCTACGCACCAGCTGGTGCAGCACTTCGTGCAACATTCATTGTTGACCCAGACAACGTTATCCAGCACGTAACAGTAAACAACCTTGACGTAGGTCGTAGCCCAGATGAAACACTTCGCGTACTAGACGCACTTCAGACTGGCGAACTATGCCCATGCAGCCGTCCAGTTGGTGGCGCCACTCTGTAATATGCCACGAGTAGTTGCATTTGGGTGTAGTTGTACATACGGTGAGGCCCTATCAGATTGCTATAATGCAGTTAATGGCGGGGCAGGGCCTCACCCAAGTAAACTTGCTTGGCCGCAACTTTTAGCTAATAAATTAAATTATTCATGTATTAATCTAGGAGAACCTGCTCTTAGTAATGCAGGTATATTATTTAAACTTTTAAATTTTAAATTTGAGTCTGGCGATTTATGTTTTATAATGTGGACATATAAGACCAGAGATATAGTTTTCCAACCAAACGGAGAACATAAAAATTTAGGACGTTGGACCAAGGAGTGGCTTGATAATCAAGATATGTACAATATGGTGATAAAAAATAAATTGCATATGCACCATGCACAATTATATCTTGAATCTAAAGGCATATCCTTTTACTCTATGGATGTTGACTATTACAAATGGCATCCACTAGATCATATTATACCTAAGTGGGCAAGAAATTTAAAACTAGAAAATTTTAATTTTGAAATGCTAGAAAAGAAATTCCCGTTAGCACTTGATGGAGTACACTTTGGCGAGGATTGCCACAAAGAAATAGCTGATAAGTTATACAATAAAATTGTTGGAGAAACAAATGCTTGAATGTTTAATATTAGGAGATAGTATTGCTGTTGGTACACACCAGGTTCGCACAGAATGTGTGGCCTATGCCAAAGGCGGCATCAATAGCTGGCAATGGAATAAAACACACGGCGGCAAAGACCTAGCAGCCAAGACTGTGATTATCAGTCTAGGATCTAATGATCATCAGGGTGTCAAAACTCGTTATGAACTAGAGCGTATTCGCAACAGAATAACTGCTGATCGAGTCTATTGGATTTTACCTGCAATTAAACCTGATATCCAAGAGATTGTTGAAGACGTTGCTAATCAGCATCGCGATTGGATCATACGTATTCCTGATGTCAGCAAAGATGGTATTCATCCCACGGGTAAGGGTTATAGAAAAATAGGAGAAATTACAAAATGAACTGGGTAGAGATTATCAAGGATGCATTGCCTGATTACGCCAAGGATACAAGATTAAATCTAGATGCAGTTTTATTGCGTTCAACCCTAGATCCTGTTGTTGCAGAAGGTTGCGCTCTAGCAGCCGCAGTAGCAACTGGTAATGGAAAGATTGTTAGTATTATTTTATCAGCTATGTCGGACGGCACAGAAGTTACAACAAAAGAACGCGATGCCGCAATGACAGCAGCCAGTATAATGGCACAAAACAACATATGGTATCCATATAATGAAATGGTGGATAACGCATTTAAGGGTATGAGCCCAGGGCTTCGTATGAATGCTATAGCTAGTCATGGTGGCACCACGAAAGAAAGATTTGAGGCATACAGTTTAGCAGCCAGTATTGTAGGCAAGTGTCACTTCTGCGTTAAGAGTCACTTTAATACACTAAAGGAAGCAGGGTATAGCTTAGATCAGCTTAAAGATATTGGTCGCATAGCTAGTGTTATTAATAGTGTATGCAAAGTTCTGGTAGGTTGAGCGTATAGAAGTCATAAATATTCCCGCTATCCTGTACAAAACCTGTACAAGAGTTAAGCATATTCTATAGGTATTTTTATGTTTCGCGCAACAACTGCATTAATTATTGGACTAGTAGTATCGGTTTCAGCATTTGGTGCTGAGCGAGTATATAAGTTTGATAAAAACCAAGACAATCGTGTAAGTTATGTAGAACTTGCAGATAAGTGCAAAGTTTCAAAACATCTCTTTGAACTAGCTGATAAAAACGGCGATGGCGTGCTTTCAGAAGCAGAATTAAGAACAGCGAAGGATTATCTACTTGGCAACTGCCAACTAGAAGAAAAAAATTCTTAATTATTAAGATCTCAGCGTACAAGGAAGTACGCTGAAATTTTATCCAAAGTATTTGTTACCAACATTTTTCTAACATAAATAAATTCATGCGGGTGTAGCTCAGTTGGTAGAGCACTACCTTGCCAAGGTAGATGTCACGAGTTCGAGCCTCGTTACCCGCTCCATATTTTTAAGCCACTTAATAATACGTTTTAATACATGCATAGATAATTATTAGAAACTGGGGGATTAGCTCAGCTGGGAGAGCGGTAGCTTTGCAAGCTATAGGTCAGCAGTTCGATCCTGCTATCCTCCACCAAGTTTAACAACACCCAAACTGCCTCTTAACAATGCACACTATGAGGGTTACTTTAAGTGTAGAAAACAATTATTTTTAACAGGACACACAATGAACCGAAAAGAACGTAGAGCTGCCGAAGCGCAAAATAAGAATAACAATAACAATGAACCAGCGTCGCAAGCCAACGACGATGTCATGTATCGTTTGCTTGATGCAAAGATTGAAATTCCAATTGGTTTACTACGAAGTAAACATATTTTTATTGCTACCCCTTGTTATGGCGGACAAATTGGAGAGCCGTATTTCCGTAGTATGATGCGACTGTCAATTCTCTGTAACAAATATGATATTAAGTATACTGTTAGCACACTTGCAAACGAAAGTCTTATTACTAGAGGACGTAATACATTAGTTAGCTTCTTTATGGAAAACAAAGATGCTACGCATTTATTTTTCATTGACGCAGATATCGAGTTCCAGCCAGAAGACCTGTTAAGAATGATTGCATATGATAAGCCAATTACAGTTGGTGCATATCCAAAGAAAGCAATCAATTGGCAAAGTATCGTTCATGCTGCTCGTACCATCCCCGAAGAAACACCTGACACAATTGAAGGACATAGTTCAAACTATGTTGTAAACTTTGATTTCCTTAAGGATGAACAGGGTAATAGAACGCCACAGGTTCAAATCGTAGACAACCTTGTACGTTTAAAAGATGCTGGCACAGGCTTTATGTGTATTAGAAAAGATGTTATTCAACAAATGATGGATGCACATCCTGAACTCAAGTATGTAAATGATATCAATGTTGATCAAAAGTTTGAGCCATACATGTATGCGCTGTTTGATACTATGATTGATCCAGAGTCACGCAGATACCTAAGCGAAGATTATACCTTCTGTCGCTTGTGGCAAATGATGGGCGGAGAAGTTTATTTGGATCCACGCACAGCACTTAACCACGTTGGGCATTACACATTCCGCGGCAATATCCGTAAGCTATTCACAGGTGAAAACAAGCATGGCAAGTGATACAATTATCTCAGTACTCTTACCCACTCGCGGAAGAAAAGAAACTCTAAAGAGAAGTTTGGAAAGTCTTATTTCTACAGCAACATTGCCAAACAAGATTGAACTATTACTAGGCATCGATGATGACGATAAAGAAGTAACAGAATATATTAAAACAGAAATTGCACCATTACTAAAGCAATATAATGTTGAATGTAGAGCAAGTGTGTTCAAACCATTAGGGTACGAAAACTTACATACATATGTAAACACACTTGCAGGACACAGTAACGGCGAATGGCTATTTTTCTGGAACGATGATGCTGTAATGAATAGCCAAGGATGGGACGATGTCATTAGAAGCTACAATGGTCAATTTAAACTATTAGCACCAACTGATAACCATGAAGGTCATCCTTATGCTATTTTCCCCATCGTACCGCGCGACTGGTACATGTTACTAGATCATCTAAGCCAAAATGCACAAAATGATGCTTGGTTGAGCCATATTGCATACATGTTAGATATTTTTGAACGTACTACAATCAATGTTACGCACGATCGTGCAGACATTACTGGCAATAACAACGATCCTACTTTCCAGAATCGTAAGTATATGGAAGGCAACCCCGATGATCCTAGAGACTTTGGTCATCCAAATTTACAAAAGATGCGTGTAGCTAGCGCATACAAATTAGCATGGTTCTTAGACAAAATTGGTCAGCACAGTCATTGGTGGGATAATGTTGTCACCGGAAAACAAGATCCTTTTGTAAAAATGAAATTTGCTCAAGGTGTTAAAGGTGCAGGACAGTTGAATGCTGTTGACAATAATAAAATTGCCGACGACGAAACTATCACTTTGTAATTGACAAATATTTTATTTGCTTGTATAATAAGCAAATGAGTATAATCAAACATCTAATTACAGTACCAAGAAATGCACAAGTTTTTGTGTTTGATTTGAATAATCAAATTGATCACAACCAAATTGTAAACTCAGTACTTTCTTTTAAGGATCGGTATCCAGACAGTAACACTTCAAATGTTATTGCGTGGCATACTGATTATTTTGCCCATAAGCATACAACCGACTTTGACCAACTGATTATTGCGGTTGAGGATTGTGTAAGGACGGCACTAAACGATAATGATTTCAATGTATCGGTTGTTCAATGTTGGGCATCAATCTACAATAAGGGCGAAGGCGCAGCCTTACACGATCATTCTGATAGACTTTATTCAGCAGTATATTATGCTGAAGCCGCTTCCAATGCAAGTCCATTAAAATTTGAAGGTGGTTTAATTATAAATCCCGAGCCTGGTATGCTAGTGTGTTTCCCAAGCTGGTTAAAGCACGAAGTACCGGCTATGCGTTACAGCAGTCGCAGAATATCTATTGCTTTTAATATTAATTGTACACTGAAATCGTTTGAGGAAAGAACATGAGCACACACGCAATGATTGATATCGAAACATTAGGTACAAATCCTAACTGTGTGGTACTTAGTGTTGGAGCCGTTAAATTTGATCCGTATACCACGAACGAGCCTCACTCAAAGATGTTGTGGCGTCCCAGTGCCGATGAGCAGTTGAAGGCCGACCGTAGCGTTGATCAGGGTACACTAGAATGGTGGAGTAAACAAGCTGAACATATTCGCGAGGAAGCATTTAGCGAGTTTGGTCGTGTTGACTTAGATATGTTTTTTAAAGATTTAAATCGCTATCTAGTTGGGGTGGATAAAATTTGGTGTCAAGGCCCGCAGTTTGACATGGTTATTTTAGAAGATTTATTTAGACAATTTAATCATCATCGTAATTGGGCGTATTGGCAGGTATGTGACTGCCGTACTATTTTTAATATGATGCCTGCAGATCCTCGAAAAGCTATCCAACAAAATTTGCATAGTGCAGATGAGGATTCATATTGGCAGGCTGTTTGTGTGCAGAGAACATTTGAACATTTTCAAGTCAAACCTAGATAGTATTTACAAGTTTAATAAACTTTGAAAATGAAATGTTGTTAGGCGTAAAGT